GCTACAAGAATGGATATGATACAATATCCCGGTATGGTATCAGACCAGTTAGTTTTATTCTAATAAAAAGAATACAATATTATCTAACGCCAATACCGAAGTCAGCGTATAAGCATAATATCCCTTATACACTAATATCTCGTCTATCTCTAACTTATTTTTAACAAACACAAATTCCGGAACATTATTATACTTTATTATAAGTAGTGGTAGTTTTCCGGCGCTTGTGGAATCTTGTTCTACCTGCTTTATCCACCCATCCCACTGTGTAACTTCTTTGTTTATTACTGATTGGAATGATGGTGCAGTTTTATAGTGTTTGCACTCGACCGAAAACTTAAAGTTGACAGGGCACATTAGGTCACCGAATACTGCATGATCCATATCGTGCTTTTCTACTCTAAATACATTCTTTCCACCAAAATAGGAACCGCTATCCGAGTTTCTACGAAATCCTGTATCTATCCCTAAAAAATCTTTGAATCTTGCAGACAACAGATTAGCCATTTTTCTTTCAAATGTATTGCCTTTATTCTTTCCATTTACTTTACCTGTTGCCATATTATATCCCTATTTAACATATTTACCATTTGGATAAATATGCTATTAGGGAGAAAGATATGTATTCGGACGCTTTCGAGACTGCGATTAATCATGCCATGTTATATGAAGTAGGTGGATTTTGGAAAATGACACCAGATGTCGAAGCAGGGCTTATATCTACTCCTCAACAGCGCAAAGCAGTGGGGTATGTAAATGATCCTGATGACTCGGGCGGGGAAACAAAGTTCGGGGTCGCAAAGAACGCGAATTTAGACTTAAATATAACCGATCTAACATGGGCACAGGCCAAAGCAGTCTATTACAAACGATATTGGTTATTAGGCTCTTGCGACAAACTTTCTCCACGTACCGGTATATTGCACTTAGATGGATGCATCAATCACGGTGTAGGCAGAGCAAGTAAGTTTTTACAAAAGGCATTATTGGTAGAGGAAGATGGTAAGATAGGTCCTGCTACCTTAGAAAAAGCTACCAATGCAGATCAGATTGTGCTATGCAACGCAATCTGTGATAACAGAGAACAGTTTTATCGTGACATTGTGGCCAATAAACCCACACAAGAAAAGTTCTTGGCAGGGTGGCTTCGCCGTATAAAAGAGATGAGGGTTTTTACAACAGATCCCGAATCATTTAACTGACTCAATATTATTAGTCATAGCTGTGTCGCGATGATAAAATAGTATAACAACAAAAAGTTGTTCAATAACATTTAAATAATAAGTAGATAGCAGGACTGACGCGCCCTGTGAACTTTCAAAGACAAAAGCGTAAATCTTTCAAATCATTTCAAATCAATATAAATCAGCGCGTTGCGTATCACAGCGGTATGCGACAAAGACATACATTATAAGGTTAGCGAGCCTAGTTAAATATTTCGCAGGCGTGTCGTTCAGAATAGAGCGCAACAGCCAAGTCCGTTGAATGTACATCGGCAAGATCATATGAAAGATAGAGCTACAGAGGCTCGGGCGAACGGAGGAATCCATGCACGTCACAAGTAAGATGATCGAGTTTAAGTTTGCAGCAGGTATGTGAAAACAGGGTATGGCTTGCTGGTCGCGTAAATATTGTCTGAAAAGTATTTACATATGCGATGAGGACGTGTGGTGTTACAACACCTTGTCCCCCTTCCGAAACGCTATAAAGCAATAACCTAGCGCGTAGTTGACATAATCAATCCAACACTACATAAATATTTCGGTTCAGAGTCTGGCGATGCTGTCAAGCATTTTCGGTATCCAAGGTTTTGGATACCCTTGGTCTGACTTCTACCGTCAGGACACTTAAATACCGATCATCTTTCTTAAAAAGTTGTCTGAATAAATGCATCGCTGAGTTTACGAAGCGATGGCATTTATGAAAGACTTGGTCTGTAAGACCGATTAGTTGAGTTATATAGTTTTTCTATATATCTTCTTGAGTAGCTTTATTACTTCTGCATTTGTCTCTGCAGGCATAAGTGCTGATGACTTAAGGGATATTAAGTATATATGTGAGCCTATAGTGGTCATTGATATGATACCTGAATATTTCTGGAAATACATAGATATGAATGCTGCTATTTGTAATTCTATATTGCCATTAATGGATACGAATGACTTTGAAGATATATCTAGTGATCTTGAATATTTAATCTCTCCCTTGACTATGCACAGCTCTGTAAGTATTTTATCGCCAGTGGGTTCTTTGATAAAAATATGAGCAGGAAATATTTCGATATCTGTGTCTATATCTATGCAAATAGCCGACTGAGTTAGCGACTGAGTTTTATATAAACTCCAATCTATATTCTGTGCATCTAGCAGTCTTGAAAGATCATAGACCCATCTATGCTTAGGGTATCTTTCCCAGCATTCTATATCGTTTAAAGGAATATCAGTTTCTATCGTATCCATTACATATACTCCTTTGCATTAGGATTTTGTTCTTTTATCTTTTTGTTTATCACTCTTATTGCCATTTCTCTATCTATGAAACTCATTCTCCACGCTGACTCTAATTCTATACCACCTTTCATGCAATAACATATTTCTATTATTTGCTCTTGTAATGCCCTTGTTTCAGCAGCATATGATTTGAGTAGGTCTTGAAGCTTATCAGATGGCAGAAAGATTAAAGACCTTATGAAAAATTTACAGGGTTAAAGTCTATTTCACTTTCCCAAGAATGTTGACATTTATCACAGTTAGCAATGAATGATTTCTTTATACCTATCTGATTTATGTCTTTTATTAAGTCAGAGATTTTATCATAATCTGCTTTCTCTATGTTATTAAGAAATTCACGTATAAATGTCGGATCAGTAACGTTAACGCTATTCGCTTCGTCTACAACCTTTATAACTGAGTTGCATAACAGATCTCGTGTTATAACCACCATTTCTTTAAATCCTGCAGAGAACATTTTTATCCTCTTATCCTCATTTACATTTTCGTCTGCTATTGCTCTTGATATTTTACTTTGTTCGAACTGTGCGTGAAGTCCTTTTAGTAACTCTGGAAAACCATAAGGCTTAACAAATATACTAACACCGCTGTTAAGATTTACAACATAATCTTTTTCTAAGTATGACATGTTGTCTAATGAGTATTGTAGGTCTAACTTAAATAAGTTTTGATGACCACAAGATGGGCACACGAGTTCTGTCTCGAGTGTATCCTCATATGTAGCAAATCTAATGGCAGTGATCAATGCATCTATATCGTTTGTTAGTAAGGATGTAGCTTTCTTAACAGCAGGCACACAACTATTAATGATTTCTATAAGTGCTTCGCCGTTTAATAGCGCGTCCGGATTCTTTAATAATAGCTCATCTTTACCTGTCATAGGCATAACACCTACTTCACCTGTTGATGTAAATTCTACAGCATCGTCTGAATAATATGATATTCCACTTGGCAACTTTATATAAAGTTTGATTTGACGGAAATATTGTTTCAGCGGATTGTTATTTTTTTGGTCCATAGTTTGCCTTATTTAATATTTGATAAATAGTATCAAATGTATATTACTTTTATTTATCTATGTACTTAATAAGCGGAATTTATGACTGAAAATGTTTTTATAGCAGGGTCGAATGCGGGGTCTCTCTTTGGTGCATTAGATGGATATCCTCCCTGGGCCACTGAAGCAACAGCTAACAGAATACAAACTCATTTAGCTCAGAGCCTAAAAATTCAGAATCTAACGCTGTCTCAGCTTATGAAAAGTGCCAAGGGCGGCGGTACATTAACACCGGATGAAATAAACAAGTTTGATGATGCACTAAAGAAAGCAGTCGGTGATATGGCGGATGAAGCCAACGCAAATAAGAAAAGACGTAAGTTTTGGGGCGAAGAAGAAAAAGAAGCTGATCAAATACGCAGAAGATGGGGTGAATGGAAATCAAATAATACAATAAAAGTTGCTTTATTTTCGTCATTTATTCTGTTAGGTGCTAAGATTACCGCAACATTTAAAGAAAACCTTGAAACATGGACTAAACTAAACGAAGCAGGTGTGGCAATAACAAGTGGATTTGATAGCGCCACAGCCGGGTTCCGGTCATTACAGGATCTTGTAAAGATTGCTGGCGTACGATATACTGACTTATCAGCAGCTATGATAAAGTATAGTGGTGCAGTGAACTTAATAGGTGTAAAGAAATTTGCCGGCGCAATAGCAGGTGCTCAAAAGGATCTTGGTGCATTCGGGTATTCTACCAAAGAAGCAGCAGATTTATTAGGTGCAATGTCCACTGCACAAATGGCTCATGCAGATATAACATCAAAGACAGAGCAAGAAAGAAATGACGATATGGTAAAGTTAGGTGGCAGTATATTCAAACTAACAATGGCAACAGGTATGGCCCGTAGTGCTATGCTTGCCAACTTAGAATCTATTGCCAAAACTACCGATGCTAATGTTTTGGCAGGACAAATAGGTAATGAATCTGCGCTTGAAATGGAAACATTCTTAGCGTCATTCAAAGACCAAAATATAGCTAAACAGATTATGAAACTAATGTCTGATCCTATTAAGCCGTTAAATGCTACCTTTATGAATTTGCAAAAAGCAGGCATGGGAGGCTTTGCACAAAAGTTTACATCATTTACTAAATCGTTAGGCGATATGCCTGCCGACTTGAAAGCCCAAGAAATGAAATCCTTTCTTAAAGCTAATAGGATGGAACTTGATGTGAAAAAACAACAGCTTGCCCTGCTTGCACAAGCTGGTTCAGCTGAAGCACAAGCATCGCTCGACTTCATAGTTGGGTTACAGCAGACCGCAGATGCGACTGTTGAACTAACAGAAGAAGGTAGAAAAGCTCGCGCAGCACAAATGGAAACAAATAAAGCGAGATCTGCACTATCTACTGAGTTAGATAGATTATCAGCAAGTTTTCAGCTATTATTTGGGCCTACAGAAAGTCTTATTAAGGGTGTTACTTGGTTAGTAAGCGGTGTTAACTCTATTGTTAGCACAATATATGATGTTGTAGGACCCGGTATGCTTTCTTGGATAGGTGCATTAGCAGCAGGTGCAGCAGCAATATATGGATTTATTAAAGGATTCGGCATAGTTATTGATATATTCGCCAAGTATAAAGAGCTGAGAAATGGTAAGAAAGGTTCTGCATCGGATGGGTGGTCAACTTCTTTAGGTGCAGATGGATCAGGCGGCAAAACAAAGGGCGGTAAGAAAGGCAAAGGCGGCGGTTTGTTAGGCGGATTAACCGGGGGTGAAGGTGGTATGCTTGAAGGGCTCGCCGCGGGACTAAAGGCATTCGGCTCAGGCAGTGTTCTCATAATAAAAGGTGCTGTTGTATTAGCTGCCAGTATAACGATTATAAGCGCAGGCATCGCAGCATCAGCGTGGTTAATAGGTAAGGCGTTGCCCACCTTAGCTGAGGGATTTACAGCATTTTCTACAGTTGATGGCGCAAACTTACTTAAAGTAGCGTTGGGTATTGGTGCATTAGGTGTAGCATTCGGTGTATTTGCTGCAGGTAGCGTAGCAAGCGCCGCAGGTTTAGCAATGAGCACAGTAGGCAACGGTTTCTCTAAACTGTTCGGCGACGGATCCATACTAGACCAACTCACTAAACTTTCCAGCATGGGTGACTCATTGCAAGTTACAGCAAGTTCGATGTCGTCTATAGCAACAGGTATGTCTACATTATCTTCTGCACTATCATCTTTTACCGGGTTAAATACATTAAAAGGCATTGTAGAAACAGTCAACAGTATAAGTGTTGTAAAGGCAGCAGCATTTGCTGCGTTATCATTAACAGGTATAGGGTTACCAACACCGACATCCCCGTCGGGCGTATCTAATCCTACCTCGCCGAGATTAACTACTGTGTCTAGTCCTTCTGCAACACCAGCAGTCGGCGCAACGCCACCCTCTAGTGATTCTTCTATACCGTCGAAACCCGGAATAGAGAAGGCAGCAGACAAAACCGACATAAATAGCGTTATAGCATACCAAAGTTCTGTTTTAGAACAAATATTGTTGAGTACAAACAACTTAGTAAGCGTCAATAAAGACATACTAAGAGCATCGAAGAATCGATAACATAGAGAAAACCAATGTCATTTAAAAAATATTTCAAACCCGTTAATTCAGTGTTACCAGTTGCGCAACGTGCAGTTGATAACACCGGTGCATATACCGCATCTAACAAATATAACAGTTGGTTACCGGAAGTGTACTCCGGCCCACCAGATAGGCTGCAACGATATACGGTATATGATCAAATGAACTACGATCACGAAATTAGCGCAGCACTAGATACCATTGCTGATTTCGGTGCCGAGCCAGATGAAGTAACAAAGTTACCGCTGTTGATAGAATATAATGACGAACCCACCCCGAGCGAAATACAGATATTAGAAAAGACTTTAAGTCAGTGGGTTAGGTTAAATAAACTTAATCGAAGATTGTGGAGAATGTTTCGCTCTACGTTGGTATATGGGGATCAGTTCTTTTTACGAGACCCCGAAACATTTGAACTTTATTGGATTGATCCAGTTAAAGTAGAAAAGGTTATTGTTAATGAAAGCGAAGGTAAGAAAATAGAAAGCTATTTTATTAAAGATATTGATTTAAACCAGAAGAATTTAATAGCAACAAATCAACTAAACAAGCTATCTACACAAGCATTTGGATCTAATAGTATTGTATTTTCCCCGCCTATGGCAGGTAATATGAACTATGTATCGGGTGGGTTTGGCAGTGCAGGTTCTGCTAACTACCAGGACGGAAGTGCTACAGCAGTTGATGCAGCGCACATCGTTCAGCTATCATTAACCGACGGAATGAATATAGCGTGGCCATTTGGATTAAGCATTTTAGAACAAATATATAAAGTTTATAAACAAAAAGAACTGCTCGAAGATGCTATTTTAATATATCGCATACACCGTGCTCCGGAAAGACGTATGTTCTTTATTGATGTGGGTACAATGCCACCTAATAAAGCACAACAATATTTGGAACGTGTTCGTTATGAAGTTCAACAAAAACGTGTGCCTAGTAGAACAGGTGGTGGGGCCAGTGTAGTTGATTCAACATACAATCCTATGTCTATGTTAGAAGATTATTTCTTTGCTGTAACAAGTGAAGGCCGTGGATCAAAAGTAGAAACATTACAGGGCGGAGATAACTTAGGTGATATCGATGACTTAAAATATTTCAACAATAAGATGTTAAGGGCGCTCGGCGTTCCTAGTTCTTATCTACCTACAGGCCCGGAAGACGGCACAGCAGCAATGGGCGACGGAAAAGTAGGTACAGCATTTATTCAAGAGTTTAGATTTTCAAAAGTAGTAACTAGGTATCAACAGCAGATAATAGAGCCTATAGATGATGAGTTTAAGTTATTTCTTAAACATAAAGGAATAACAATAGATAATA